TTCGTAAACAAATCCTAGGATAATGTCTTGGGAGGAAGGAATGAATGAGATGAAGATGGAGGAAACACCTATGGTGTTTCTCTCTTCACTTCTAGGTCAGATGGACATTGACAAGGATACTAAAATCAAGATAGCTGAGAACATATTGATTGCAGGAGATTATGAATTAGACTTCCTGTATTCATTCACGGTACACCTAGCCGACCTGTTAGCAGACATTGAGAAGATTGGTGAGGGAGCAGAGCAACCTCTTGAGTTTAATGTATCTGAACTACTAGAACGAACACTCCAACTAATGGGAGTTCAAGACATATGAGTGTAATTGAAAAGTTTAATGACGATGAGGCTTACTTTGCGGACAAGGAATACCTGTCCAATAGTATGCTCAAATTACTAAGGCAGTCGCCTACAAAGTTTCACCTACTAAGGAAAGGTAAGTGGTCTTATCCTAGCGCATCGTATTTCGATATTGGGACAGCACTACACGCACTCTTCTTGGAAGGTAAACAAGTAGCACTACCTTGGGAAGGAAGACGAGGCACAAACGATTACAAAGCCTTTGCTGCTGAGAATCCTGATAAGCTGATACTTCCTGAAAAGGATTACAAACTCGTAATGGGTATGTATGACAAGCTCACTAAACTTAGCGAGGTTGATGAACTTATGGGTATCGACTTCAAGCCTGAAGTTCCTGCTGTGATGGAACACATAACGGATTCAGGCAACTTAATTAAACTCAAAGGTAAGGCTGATGCCGTAGTATTTGACGGTGTTGAGACTTATCTAGTAGACCTAAAGACCTCAGCGAAATCGCTAGAGGATTGGAAGAAGGGAGCTAGGTGGATGATGTACAATCAACAAGCCTACCTTTACAAAACACTATTTGGAGTAGACAGTTTCTACTTCCTAGTAGTTGAGAAAGAGTTCCCTTATGAGGTAGGAATCTTTAAAGCAAGTGATGAGTTCCTTGCAAGTGGTGAATATGAATTTAATAAATCTATAGAACTGTATGAGAGAACATTCCTCAATGGAGTCTTCAATCCTTTTTCAGCAAGGATTGGAGAACTATAAGAACTTAGGAGATGTAGTCCTGCTGTCCTCAGCGAGTGCTTGTAATGTAAGCGTAGTGGACATCATCTCTAAAAGTAAATCAAAAGAGATAGCTATGGCTAGAGCCATTGCCTGTTTCTTGCTGAATGAACTCGGTTTTGGTACGAGAGAAATATCTAGGTTAACTAGTACAGACCCCAAAGGTGTGTACACCTACATTCACTCGCACGACAACCGTATGGCTGACCAAAGGTTCAAGAGGGCTTATGGCAAAGCTAAGAAATACTCAGAGGACTATTACTCTTCTGATGCTTCGCTGCACGATGAGGTGGCGAAGGTGAAAGCAAGGTACATAGAATTGGAATCTAAGTACGAACATATTAAAGAACTATTAACTAGTAACTAAAACAAAAAAAGTTATGGCAAACGACAAAGTATTCGTTGGTAAAACAAATGTAGTAACCACCAAGTTTGGTGAAATCGTGAAGGTAGCCTTTGGTCCACAGGACTTTGAGGTTCTTATGAACGCTAAGAATGAGAAAGGTTGGGTAAACCTTGAGATGAAAGACAAGCGTGATGGAGGTAAATACTTCCAACTCCAAGGTGAGTACACGGGAAAGCCGAAGGCACAAGCTGTAAATGATGGCGATGATATGCCGTTCTAACTATATGCAAGTAGATATAAAAAGGGGGCTACGCCCCCTTTTTATATGCTTTAAAACCAAAGAGAGATGAGTGAGGATTTTGAAGTACACGGATGCGCATTAATACTGTTTGTCTATCATATATTCAATAAAGTGATAGACAAATAAAACAAAAGAGAGATGATTAGAAAGTATAAACACATAAGAGAAGTTCAGAAGTATTTAGATATGCTGATGATAGACCAAGTGAATCTCACCATACAAGCTAGTAGATTTGGTTGGACAGAAGAACTACAGAATCAATTAACCAACAGCGCACTATTGATTCGTAAGTACCAAAGAAGATTGCGCTTAATCAGAATGTAATGGGTAGACTTAGCGAAGCAGTAGCTCTTGTTAATATGACAAGCGATGAGAGAAAGAAATATGCTTATGGTCAAAACAAGCTGATATATTTTAGCCACCTAAACATTGACGATGAGTTCCTTAAAAAATACAAACCACCTAGAAAATGAAGTTCATTCCTCACGAAGATAATTGGGAGCGTGAATACTTTGACAATCTAAAGTCTGAACGCAAGAAGAAAAAAGCTAAGAAACTAAAACAGATAGATAAATGGAACAAGAGCAACAGCCCCAAGAAGGGCAAATGATATACCATTACTATGCTAAGATAGGTTGGAAGAAAAAGCGTGGTAACGGATATATTAACAGCTACAAGAAAGTAGAATTTGTATCTAGAGCTGAGAGCCTAGAACAGATGAATAGTAGTGCGGAGTTTATTATGCAGATAATGCACAGCAACGGACTAACAGGCTCTAAGATACACGACTTTAGAGTTATGGAAATAATAAAACAAGAAGAGATAAGCGAATCATTTTACTATAAAAAATAATCAGAATGAGAGATATGATTTATACTGCCAACGAGCTTAGAGACTCGTTAGGCACATTAAGGAGAGAGGGAGTAAAGAAAGGAGCTTGGACAGGATTTGAGTCCTTGTTCGATAAGTATTCAGTTAAGGAAGGCTCAACAACTTATATCTATGCAGGAGCGCACCAAGGTAAGTCGCAGTTTGGATTTGAGCTTATGATGAACCTTGCACAATACAGCGGTTGGAAGTGGGCAGTCTACTCCCCCGAAACAGGTTCTCCCACAGAGGTTTTTGCAGAGCTACTATGGGTGTATCTGCGTAAGCCGTTCCTGATAAACACAAAAATTACAGCTACTGACGAAGAGACAGAAAGAGCTATAGAGTTTATAAATCAACACTTCTTTTTAATTGACTCAGGTCTTCGTGATTTATCCATAGAAGGATTCTACACAGCAGTTGAAAAGGTTGAAGAAGATTATGATATAAAAATAAATGGTTGCTTCGTAGACCCTTTTACAGAAATCAAGACAGATGTTTCTCAGGGAGTTCGTGATGATATAGCCATTGGTCAGATTCTTACAAAGGTGCGTAAGCACTCTTCAGATAAAGGATACCACACAATCGTAACAGTACACACTAAACACCAACAAGCTAAATACAAGAACGGTGTACCCTATGTAGACAAGCCCACTATGAACGACATAGCAGGAGGTATGCAATGGTCTCGTAAAGGTATGATGGTTATTAATGTATGGCGATGCCCCTTTGGATTGGAAGATGCTAACGGTGTGCCATACGAGCCTAACCAAGTAGAGATTACTGTGGTCAAAGCCAAGCCTAAAATTGTAGGTAAGCTAGGAAGTGTTACATTATTTTATGACAAACTATCAAACAGATATTATGAAATCGACAGTAAAGGAAAGAAAAGATTCGCATATCAACAGTCTGATTCTTGAGCGTAAAACAGCCTTTGCCAACTTGGTGATGGCTTACCTCAAGTTTAATGTGAGCGATGCCCTAAACATAGTAGTTGAAAAAGACGGCAACATATCTATCAATGGGAACTATTATAAGCTCGATGTGTCAGACTACACAGGATGCACAGAAAATTACATATTCTACAATCCTTCTTCAGGTAGATTATTGATTCAGAAGAATGATGTTAAAAAAATTTATAAACTAGACGTTAACTTATATGACGAGTCAGTAAATTAGTATTATGGATACAAGAGATTTAATACTTGAGGAATCGGAAGCAGCTAGAAATTTGCTTCTTCTGAAGAACGATGCTTATGGTGATTCAGCACTAAACCCTGCAAACATATTTTCGCAGGGCAATGCGGTTGACAGCCTATGCGCTAGGATTGATGATAAGCTAATGCGTATTAAGATGCGTGGCATCACGGATGAAACAGAAGATACGGTGCAAGACCTTATTGGATACTTGATATTGCTGAAGGTCGCACTAAGAATCAACAGATGAGTTTAGAAAAATATCTTTCAGATTCTATAAAGCTAAACAAAGACAGGGTGCAACACTCTGTCGATATGGGCAAAAGTGCTGAGGCTCTTTTCAAGAAACTTACCAATTCCAAGAAGACAGATGTTGAGCTTGACAAAAAGCACGTTGACTTCTTTTGGGAAGGTAAACTTGTAGATGTCAAGGGGCTGAAGCCCTGCCACAAGCAAGGGTACTTGCTTATAGAATTTGTAGGTGGATACGGTACTAGAGGTTGGTGTTCTAAGCAATCTAAAGCAGAATATATAGCCTTTATGTTTCCTGATAAATTCTATGTCTTTGACAAAGATGTACTCAGGGAGAAAACTATTAGCCTTTGCCCCAAGTATGAGGGCGAGGAATCTGTACTGCGTAAAAATAAAACCCCTATAGAAAAGGGTTTATACAAATGGCTAGGTCGTTGGAGCAGGAAAGATGTGTTTACCTACATCAAGTTTGAAGATGTAAAAGATATTATATATGACACCATTGACATACCTGCAGATAGAACTTAACTTACCCAAGCCTCCCTCGCTAAACCAATACTATGCAGGGAAGCATTGGGCGATACGAAAAAAACACAAAGATGATTACAGCAAAATCTGTAAAGAAGAGCTTGAGAAAGGTGATGCGTTCACTATGGACAGCTACGAAATTCATATTACTTACAATTCTCGCCACGATGTCGATAACATTATTCTTGTTTCGAAATTCCTATCGGATACTCTCGTTGCTATGGGTTCGGTCAAAGACGATGGTAATAAATACTACAAAAGACTTAATATCAAAATTGACAAAGACCTTCCCAAGGATTGCTTTTTGGTCAAAATAAGATGTTACGGATACAAATTAAAAGAAGATGGAAACGAACAGGAACTATCAGAATTGTAAATTAATTAGAAATAGAGTTGACTTATATCTTTACGAAATGTCTAAACTGTTTACAAAAATAGGTATTGATTCTACTGAAGAAGAAATACAAGAAGCCTACAGGAGAGAAAACGAATACATAGATTGTATTGCTAAACTAGACCCTGAAAAGGCAAAAAATCTTAGGTCAAGTTACTGATGTTGTTTAATAATTCATACGAAGAAATAACTAATAGTGAAGCGAATATCCTTATTGATATATACGAAGCAATCGAATATATGGTCAGGCACAATCAATCCGTCACATTGGTTGGATTGGGACATATCCTCGACATTAAGCCGTCAGAATTATCAGATTATCTACCACAGATAATAACAATACTTACTAAGATTGAAGAAAAAAACTCGATACAATAAAGAACTAGTAGAACACGAGGCTCATTTATCTGTTGAGCAGGATGCTATAACTAACGAGTTAGGTAAGTTTATATACCAAAGGTGTATAGAAATATCAGGCTCTGCGTTCTTTACCAACGGAGATGACGAGCTTAAACAAGCTTTAATTGACGAGGCTGTTATGCGTGTTTGTGAAAAGTTTCTTCATTACTATAAAGAAGGTGGCTCTGCAGCCAACCTGATAATAACAATGATATACTCTACGATGACCAACAAGATTGTAGGTCTAAAGTGGAAAGATAAATACGGTCAAAGAATTAAAGGAAAGGTCGTGTGTATAGAAAATGGCGAAAGGTTTACACGCCTAGTAAAATATGTAAAGGATGATAACATAAGTAAAAAATTATGATAGATATTTATAACGATTGGATTTTAGTGAGCAGCATAGGATTGTTGTTTGCATTTTTATTTGTCTTTGAACCCTACGGTTGGGTAATGGAAAGACTATTGCCTTTCAAGCCATTTAACTGCGTTCTGTGCTTCTCTTTTTGGTCAAGCCTACTCTTGTATGCTTGTCTTGGAGTTAACCCCTTATACGCTATTTATACAGCTTTTATTGCAGAGCTATCTTACAGAAAGTTAGTTTCGGAATAATGTAAATTTTAATACCTATGAATCTAATCAAGTCAGTTAGACAAATCAACAAAATTATATTACATTGCACAGCTACCCCTGAAGGTAGAGATGTAGATGCGTCAGACATCACTCGATGGCACAAGAACAGAGGATGGAGAAACAATGGCTATCACTATGTCGTAAAGCTAGACGGAACAATAGAGGAAGGTCGCAGCGTACAAATGGTAGGCGCACATACCATAGGTCATAACGTAGGAAGTTTAGGCGTTGTTTACGCAGGAGGATGCGATAAGGACATGAATCCTAAAGATACAAGAACCCCCGAACAAGACATCGCACTAACCAACCTATTGTCTGCACTATTGGATATGTACCCTATAGCTGCGCTATACGGACACAATGAATTTTCTAACAAGGCTTGTCCTAGCTTTGATGTACAGGAAGAATACAAATTCTTAATTAATAAGTAAACTTTATGAAAAATGATTTTGATGTTAGCGATACATTCGCTGACTTCGTAGACGAAATGACTAATGATGAGAAAAACAATAACGCTCAATGCTCAATCGATAATCCTGAGTGTGAAGCGTGTGGTAGCTAATTATGAACCCACTAAAGAAAATACTAACAGGGAGTGTGAAGGAAACTGTGGAAGCAGTTGCCAATGTGGTAGATAGATTTGTCGCTACCCCTGAAGAGAAAGAAGCTATACGTCAAAGTATAGAATCGGAAATAACTAAGCGTTGGGAAGCTGATAGCTTAACAGATTCTTGGTTATCTAAAAATGTACGACCATTAACACTAGCAACTGTTATGATATTCCTTGTACTTATGACCTTCTTTGAGGGAATGGGTATAAGTAGTATTAACGAGAGATGGATAGGGTTATGGGAAATGGTAAGCGTAACGGTGATAGGCGGATACTTCGCGGTAAGAAGCGTAGACAAACGGACGAAAGTGAAATAAAGTGGTGCGATATTGCACCAATAGAATGTACCTGCTTAGGTACGAATTGTAAACAAAAGGTAGGGCGTTAGCCCTTCTTTTTTTTGTTTATCATCCACCACTTCTGCATCGTATAACCTATCGATGCTACTAGAAGTAATATCTTTAAGACTTCTTCTAATTCAGAAAAAGATAATGCCATTGTTGCTGCGTTTACTGTTAGAACTTTTAGGTCTGTGGTATCCATTTTAACAATCTTCTGATGTGGTTGATTTCGGATAGAACACAGAGGAATCTTGATATACATCCTCAGCCTCAAACAAATCGTTATCACAACCTTCAGCAGTTGCAATAGCTTTGATAGCTGTCTTTCCTAAAATATAGTTTACAATTCTTTTATTTATATAGGTAATCTTAGACTCTACCGTTGATGATATAGCATCTAACGACATTTGGTCTGATTTGTTTTCTTCATTCTTAGTACGAGCTGTCTCGCTGCGAAGGACAGAAATGGCAGCTCTAGCAGAATACATAGCCAAGCAGTATTTAACCAACTTAAACAACTCCTGCTCATCAGCATCTAATGTCTCCCCTAGTACCTTTGTTTCAAGGTCTTCGTATAGACAAGAGCCTAGCAAGTCTTGTATAGATGTGTACTGCTCTAATTGTATTAGGGCTAGTAATGCGCCTCTATCTAAACGCTTAGGTAGTGGGAAGTTCTTGTAGAGGTAGTTGTCGTCTATGAATATAATATCAACCATTGCTTATATCTTCTGTGTTAGCACCCTTCAATGATTCTAGGCTAATCTCTTCTTCTACAATTCCTACGTTCATCTTATCGTAACCAACTGTACTGAGTATGGTGTTTAGTCCGTCAAGGATTGTTTTCCTGTTCGGTAAAGTTTCTGTAGCTCGGAAGATTTGGTATGCAGTAACCAACTCGTTACCTGTACCTCCTAGCTTACCTGCTACCATCACCCCAAATAATGTAGGGCTAGTAATATTGTGAGCAGTAAGTATCTTTGCATCGTTCAGTCTAGACAATACATCTATTGTCTTATCTAGGTTAGTCACATCCATAGGTGTAAACTTAGGAGCATCTTCTTCTTTCTTTACCCAAGAAACAATAAAGTTATCTGCCTGTGGTCCTGTGAAAGATTCTTTAAACTTATCGTACTCGTCTCTCTTCTGTTCAGCAGACATATTTCTACCGATGAAGGTGGCTAGTACCTTTGGCGTAAAGCCGTTCTCAGCAGAGTTTTTAATGTGTTGACCAAATGCAAAATCACCTGCAATATAATGATAAGCAGAAATGTAGTTGGGGA